GTTTGTATCCTGAACATTTTGTATATTTACGTTCAGCAAGTATTTGTGGACAAGCTGACCGTGTTGAAGTTGTTGATCATCGATTGGATGTATATGATTACAAAACAAATAAGGAGGTAAAAACTAGAGGACATGAGTTTTGGGATGGTACTCGTAAAATGATGACCGGTCCTTTACGACATCTTGAAGATTGTGAATTTAACCATTATGCTCTACAGTTAAGTATCTACATGTACATAATGCTTAAATACAATTATAATTTAGTTCCGGGAATAATAGAGATTCATCATGTTGAATTTGAAATTGAAAAACTAGATGAAAATGGATTCCCTGTACATGCTGTAGATGCAATGGGAGAACCTGTGGTGGTTAATGTAAACAGAATTTCTCTTCCTTATCTTAAAAAGGAAGTGATTATAATGTTAAAGTGGTTGGCAGTTAATAAACAAATGGTATTAAACGATGAGCATTAAATTAATAGAATACGATTCTATAGAAAAAAATATTCGTGTAACAGAACATTGTTATACGATAACATGGTTGAAAAGAATAATTGATATCTTTCCGGAGGATCATATTTCTGTTTTAGCCTATATCTTTTATATGAGTTGTCCAAATACAGATAATCCGTATTTCAATGTTAAAGAGATTGATAAAGAAGAAAGAATCCTTCGAGATTTACAACCAGAGTTCGATAGGGAAGATCTTAGTGTTCTTTTAGCAATCGATAAAGCCAAAGAGTTATATGCAACTCCCTTAATGCGTTCTTATGAATCTATGGCAACAATGATTGATAATCTAAATGAATACATTAAAACGACTGAAATAACCGATGGTAAAGAAGGAAATATCACAGCAATCATGAATATCTTAAAAAACTTTAAACAGATTCGTGATTCTTATAATGATATTCTCCAAGAAGTGGTTGAAGAAGCTAAAATAAAAGCTAGAGGAAATTCAACAATACCTTACGACCAACGTTAAGATGCTTCGACATAATTCCAAAGATATAGGAGAGATTTATGAACGTATTCCAACATGGGATAATGGGATATGGAAATTTACATCTTTTGATTCACGAAAAGCTTTTGCTGAAGAATTAGAATTAAATTATTTTAAAGAACCAGGTACTTATGAATTAGATGAAATAGTTTATAAGTTTAAATCTCAAGCTACAATCTTTGAAAAACGAGGATATTATTGTGACCATGAAGAAGGAACCTTAGCCTTTGAAGATTATTGGGATTGGGAAAAATTAAAATCTAGAAAAGGAGTATTGTATTGGAAGGGAGATAAGAAATGGTATCTTCCACGAGAATATTATTTTTGGATTAACTTCCTTGAAATTATTGATAAAGTAAAAAAGAAACGTCGATTCAATGATATTTGGGATACTCAAATGTGGATGTCTTTGTATGAGTTTATAGCTGAATTAAAATACAGGCATGGAATAGTATTAAAAAAAAGACAGTTTGGATCATCACTATATCACGTTGCTCGTCAAATTAATAAAGTATGGTTTGAGGATTCAGCAGTAATGAAAATGGGTGCATCCTTAGAAGTATATCTTACTGGAACAAATGGTTCATGGAAGTTTGCTCAAATGTATAGAACCTTCTTAAATAAAAACACCGCTTGGAAAAGAGCAATGGTTGGTGGAACAGGTAGTTGGATTCAAAAACAAGAAGTTACTGAAGGAGGTGTTACATACGACATTGGTAATAATAGTACTTACCAAGGTTTATCTTTTCATCAATCTGATACAAATGGTGTCGGTGGTTTAACAACAGAATTCTTTTATGAAGAAGCAGGAATTGCTCCAAGTATGGATAAAACTCTTGAGTTCTTATTACCGGCCATGGAAGCTGGAGATATTACAACCGGGTTTTTTATTGGTGCAGGAACCGTTGGAGACTTGGCTCAATGTAAACCTCTTCGAAAATTCATATACAAACCAATACAAAATGGGATGTATGGAATTCGAAACAAATGGGCTAACAATAAAGGAACAGTTTTGATTACAGGATTATTTGTTCCAGAGCAATACTCTATGCCTCCATACATTGATAAATATGGAAACAGTCTTGTTGAAGAAGCTGTAGCACGATTAGATGAAATGTATGAACAATGGGAAAAAGATTTGGATGTCAATGTTTGCCAAATTCGAAAATCACAACGTCCAAAAACATTAGAGATAGCATTCTCAGCTAGAGGGGAAAGCCGTTTTCCTTTAGGATTGGTTAGCAGTCATAAATTGAAAATTGAAGATGGTGATTATCCTTATGAACTCTTAGATATTGAAGAAGACGTTTCAGGAAATTTAATAGTTACAAAAAGCAATAAAGCACCTGTACGCACCTTTCCTATAGATAAACGAGCAGATGATAAAACAGGAGCCATTGAAGTATGGGAAAGACCTGATGGAAGAGATGAGAATAAACAACCTGAATGGGGAACATACTACGCATCTATTGACCCCGTAAAAGATGGGAAAACTGTATCGAGTGATTCTTTATGTTCAATATATGTTTACAAGAATCCAATTCAAGTTACACGATATGATGAACATGGTAGAGGAACAACCTTTATTGAAGGAGATAAAATTGTTTGTTGTTGGTCAGGTCGTTTTGATGACATTAATGATACACACAAACGATTAGAATTAATCATTAAATATTATAATGCTTGGACTGTTATTGAAGCCGATGTTTCATTATTTATTGTTCACATGATTCATTGGAAACTTCAAAAATATCTTGTTCCTAAAGATGAAATGATCTTCCTTAAAGAACATGGTCATAATAAAGGAACCTTTCAAGAATATGGTTGGAAGAATACGGGGGATATGTTTAGTAAAAGTTTACTTCCATATCTTATTGAATTCATTAAAGAAAAAGTGGATGTTGAAACAAATGCTGAGGGAGATGTTATTAATACAACATTTGGTATAGAACGTATTCCAGATAGAATGTGTTTAGAAGAGATGCTTCAATATGAACATGGTTTAAATGTCGATAGATTAATTTCTCTTTCAGCCTTGATAGCATTCGTTAAACTTCAAAATGCAAATCGTGGATTTAAGAAGCGTGTTGAGATCGATGATGAAGGAAACTTTGAAAAGTCTGATAAAATGCCTAAATTAAGTAATAGAAGTGCTTATCGTAATATAGGGCAATCAAAATCAAGTGGATCAAAAAAACCACCTAGAAGTCCTTTTAGAAATTTGAATTGATATGGAAATAAAAAATGCAATGCAGATTAAGAATGGTGAAACAACTGATAGAGATACAGGTCACTATAATAGTTTTACACAACCTCTTCAATTCCTTCCTCTTAATGATAAAGATGAGGATTGGGCTATGCATAATTTAGATTGGTTAGAATGGCAAGGTGTGCAGCAAATAAGTGCTAATGCTCACCGACTTATGAAAAATTATAAGTTAGCCAAAGGAACAATAGATAAAATTGATTATATGCCTGTAGAAAACACTACTCCTACAGATATAACTGAAATGATTGATTTATTATCATCTGATTCCATTAATGATCAAAATCAGGATAGTGCCATGGAATTAAAGTTCTATCCAATTATACCAACTGTAATTAATGTTCTTGTTGCAGAATTTGCTAAAAAAAACAGTAAGGTTACGTATCAAACAGAAGATGAGTATTCATATAATGAAATCATGACAGCTAAAATGGCTGAGATTGAAGAAGTTCTTATGGAAGATGCTTATGCAAAACTCACAAAGAAGATGATTGATATGGGATTAGATCCTCAATCAGAAGAAGCACAACAACAACTAAATCCTGATGTACTTAAAAAACTTCCAGAGATTGAAGAATTCTATTCTAAAACATATCAAACTTTAGGAGAACAATGGGCAACTAAACAACATGATGTAGATGTTCTCCGTTTCCATATGGACGAATTGGAGGAGATTGCCTTTAGAGATATGTTGATTACGGATCGTGAGTTTTGGCATTTCCGAATGATGGAAGATGACTATGATGTAGAATTGTGGAATCCTGTTCTAACATTTTATCATAAATCTCCAAGTGTACGATATATATCAGAAGGAAATTGGGTAGGTAAAGTTGATTTATATACTGTATCCGATGTATTAGAACTAATGGGTCCAATCCTTACAGAGGAACAACAAGAATCTCTTGAATCATTACACCCAATTCGTGGTGGAAGAATGTTATTAAATGATCTTCCTAATGATGGATCGTATTATAATTCTAATCAATCCCATGAAGATAATTTGAATTCCAGTCTTCAAATGAAAAGATGGTTAAGTAATCAAGAGAATACATATAATCCGGATGACTTAATTGATTGGATTGTCGGACAAGGAGAAAATGGAACATTACATAATGATGAATATCTTCGTGTTACTACAGCATATTGGAAAACACAACGTAAACTTGGATATCTTACTAGTGTAGGAGAAGGAGGAGAAGTTATAGTAAAGATCATTGACGAAACATATGTTGTAGCAAACAATCCTATATATCACTCAAATACTTCTTCTCAGCATACTGCACAAACATTAGTTTTTGGAGATCATATTGATTGGGTTTGGATTAATCAGGTATATGGTGGTCGTAAGATTGGACCGAATCGTGCTGCAACAATGACAAACTTTGAAGACCGGGAGGAGTTTTGTCCAATTTATGTTGGTATAGAATCAAATAAGATTGGTCCTATGAGATACCAATTTAAAGGAGATAATACATTATATGGTTGCAAGTTGCCTGTAGAAGGAAAAGTATTTACTGAACGTAATACAAAATCAACGGCTCTTGTTGATTTAATGAAACCTTCGCAGATCGGATATAATATGGTCTGCAATCAGATTCAGGATATTATCATAGATGAACTTGGAACTGTTGTAGCAATTGATCAGAATGCTTTACCTCAACATTCTATGGATGAAGATTGGGGTAAAGGAAACTATGCTAAGGCTTATGTTGCAATGAAAGATTTTAGTATTCTTCCATTAGATACATCCTTACAGAATACAGAGAATGCCTTAAACTTTCAGCATTATCAAACATTAAATCTTGAACAATCGGGTCGTTTAATAACAAGAATTCAAATTGCTAATTTCTTTAAGCAGCAAGCTTTAGAAGTAATTGGATTTACTCCTCAACGTTTAGGTCAACAAATTGGACAAACTGATACAGCTAAAGGAATAGAACAAGCTGTTGTAGGATCTTATGTTCAAACAGAAACATACTTTATTCAACATAGTGATTACTTAATGCCTCGTGTACATCAAATGCGTACAGATTTGGCTCAATATTATCATTCTAAAAGACCATCTGTACGATTACAGAATATGGTTTCACCTGATGAAAGAAAGTTCTTTGAGATAAACGGAGTAGATTTATTACTTATTGACTTGAATGTTTTCTGTACAACCAATGCTAATAATCGTGCAATCCTTGAGCAGATGAAACAAATTGCTGCTTCAAATAATACTGCAGGACAATCTTTATTTGAAATTGGAGGAATTATTTCAGCTAGTTCGATGGGAACATTAAACAATGTTCTTCGTGAGATGGATACAAAGGCCCAAGAGAAAGCTGAAATGGAGCATCAACGTGCATTAGAACTTTCTAAAGCTGAAAGTGATGCTAGACAAAAGGAAAAGAAAATGGAGAATGATCATGATGCTTTAATTCAAGAAGGTAAAAATAGAACAAATCTTCTTGTTGCTGAAATTAGATCAGCTGGATTTGGTGCAACACAGGATATTGATCAAAATGCTATATCCGACTTTACAGATGCCATGACAGGAATTAAGGAAGATGAGAACTATAAGGCTCAATTTAGCTTTGATCAAAGTAAAGAAGATAATAAAATGACTATAGCCAATCGGAAGTTAGATATTGAAGAACAAAAGAATGCTACGGCAAAAGAAATATCTGATAATCAATTAAAAGTTGCTAAAGAAAATAAAACTAAATCGGAAATTGCTTCAAAAAATAAGAAGAAACCAAGTTAAAAATAAAAATAATGTTGTAAAAGACTTCTTTTAGGTATGTAATGTTCAAAAAAAGCATTATTAATAAATAAATTCTAAACAATTATTATTTAAAACAAGTATTTTTTCTTAAATTATATATAAGTCACATAAATAAACCAACAGATGAGTATAACAAAACAAAAGTCGGATACCGGAATGGTTGAAGGAGAAACATTAGATGATGTATTAGGTACATCTAGTTCCGTAGCTATTACAGCAGACGATGAACATTCTAAAAATACCTTCTTAGATCGTAAAGAAGAAGACCTAGCGTTCATTGACAAGCCGGGAGAAGCAGAAACTAAAACTGATGATAAGTCAGATGAAGACGATGCTGATGATAAAACAAAAGAAAAACCAGAGGATATTGCTTCTGTTATTGATGAGATTGATTCTTTGTTAGAAAAGACAGATGATGATTCAGACTTATCAGATGACAAGAATAAAGCTGGTAGAAAACCTGCACTCGTTGAAACAATAGGAAAGCTTGTTGAAAAAGGTGTTCTTGAATTGTTTGAAGGAGAAGATGATATAAGTAAGTACACAAATGATGATCTTGTTGAACTTATTGAATCTAATATCCGTAATCGTGTAGAGGAAACAGCCTCAAATGCTCCATTAGAAATATTCTCAAGATTAGATCCTAAACTTCAAGATGTTGTTGCTTACAACCTCAAAGGAGGAAAAGATATTCTGAAAGTTCTTAAAAGTGTAACAGCTTCACAAGAAATTTCTGAATTAAGTCTTGATACAGCTAAAGATCAAGAACGAATTGTACGTGAGTATTATCGTTCAGTTGATTGGACAGAAGAGGATATCAATGATGAAGTAACATCACTTATTGATAGAGAAGATCTTGAAAAGAGAGCAACACAGTTTAAACCAAAATTGGATGCAAAACAAGCCAATCTCTTACAGAAAAAAATCGAAGAACAGGATAGTGCAAAAAAACGTGCAGATCTAATGCAAGCAAAATATGCAGAGACTATCTTTAAAGTACTTGACAATCCTACGATTAATGGAATTCCTTTAACACAACGTACTCAAGCACATTTATATAATGCTATGATTAATACAGGATCATATCAAGATAGAAATGGTAATCCTACTAATACATTAGGTCATTTAATCGAAGAATTACAATTTGGAGAAAAACCAAATCATCCTTTATTACTTGAAGCATTATGGTTAATGAGTAATCCATTAGAATATCGTCAGAATATCGCAACAATGGTTAGAAGTGAAAATGCTTCTAACACATATAGACAATTAAAATCAGCAGAAGGTGATAAAAAAGCTTCTTCAAGTACCCTTGGTGAAGGAAAAGATAATGTTAAACGTACTATTAAGCGCGCTACAAACAAAAGTTTTCTTTCACGAGATTAAATAGTAAATTTTAAATACATATACAATGACTCCTAGTTTAAACAATGGTATCTTTTTTAGAGACAACAAATATGAAGTTGGTTCTCACTTAGATTCGTACCACTTGATGCAATTAATGAAGGATTCGAAACCTGATGATTTAGGACCGGTTGATATCTGGGCTATGAAGCAAAAGGTTGAGATGCCACTTTATCAAATGTCATCATTCAACGGTAAGAATGTGGTCGATGTTGAACACCCAATGGGTGAGTTCACATGGCAAACTCCCGTATCGGAAGAACTTCCGTACATCGTAGAAGATCTTGATCCAAACAATGTCAGTAAAGGACTTGATGGAACATTTTTTCAGATAAAAATGAACAGACGTGCTTTCTCAAGTGGTGAAATTATCACTTATGATAAGTATAATGGTCTTGAATTATTCATTAGTCCTAATGATGAAATTTATGATGCAGGTGATGGTGTAATTTATAATGTTCAAATTGTAAATTCTGATTCGGATCGTCCTTTTGATAATGCATATCTTGGATGTAATACTCAATATTTCAGAATAGGTTCTGCAAGAGGTGAATATGGTGAGAATTTTGCTGACATGAACAGTTCTGCTTCAAGTCGTGAATTCTACAACTATGTTGGTAACTCAAATGCTCACGTTCATTATTCAGTTTCTTCTCGTGCAAAACTTATTGCTGAAGGTGGTTTAACACTTGATGGAAAAGTTCCTGTAACAGAGTTATGGAGAAATCATGATAAGACTATTGATCCGTCAATCAATTCTCTTGAAGGAATGATCAAGGCAAAGGGTTCGGATTATGTGAAGAAAGCTGTTGAATCAGGGGAACTTGTTCGTAGTTTCTTGACTAAGATGGAATCTGCACACATCTCCAAAATTGCTTACGATATTGAAACTTACCTTATGTGGGGTAAAGGTGGACGTATCAAGCAAGATGGTGCTGATGATCTTCGTTTATCTGTAGGTCTTTGGAAACAATTGGATAATGCATTCAAGCATGTTTACAATAAGGCTGATTTCCGTTTGGACATGTTCCGTTCTGAATTACTTAATTTCTTCCGTGGAAAAGTTGAGTTTGAAGGTCCAGATCCAAAACGTGAATTGATTGTTCAAACAGGTATGGCCGGAATGATGATGGTTAATAATGCTGTTCTTCAATTTGCTATTCAGTCAGGATTGATTATGAATGCAAAAGAACTTGGTGCAATCACAAATCAAGGAATGGATTTAGGATTTGGATTTGCTTTCACATCATTCATTATTCCTTTCCTTGCAAATGTTAAGTTTGTATTAAACCCGGCTTTTGATAATGTTCATCAGAATCCAATTGAGAATCCTACAATTGATGGTTATCCTCTTTCTTCTTATTCATTCATCATTTTTGATGTAACGGATACAGGAAGTGATAATATCAAAATGCTTCGTAGAAAGTATGACCATGAATTGAATTGGTGGTACCAAAACGGAACTATGGATAGATACGGTAGAAAAGGATTCCAGTCTTCTGGAAACTTTAATGGATACCGTGTATTCATGGAGCAAGCATATCCTGCTATTTGGGTTGAGGATCCAACAAAAATTTTGAAAATTGTTATGAGAAATCCAGAAACTGGATTCAGTTTATAAAGCAATATTTGAAAAACTTAAGCCCCTCGATTATTTCGGGGGGTTTTTATATCTTTACACAGTCACACATAAAAAAACCAACTTATGTCAGAAGAATTAGAAAACAAAGAACACGATGAAAATGAAATCTCAGTTCAAGAAAACCCTTTCGCTGTAGATGAAAATGTAGTTAAATCAAAAGCAGAAGAAGAACTAACGTTCAACTTACCACCTCCTAAAGGAAAGGATGAAGATGTAAACCATCTTGTTACAATTCGTGAAGGATATCGTAAATCAGGAACTATTGCTATTCGTCCTTATATCGATTCCAAAAAAGAGAATATGGGTCTTGAGAAAAATAACATGGTTGTTTTTCCTGGTACATTTCAAATGGAAGATATGGCTGCTATTGAATTCAGAGGAAAAACTAAATACATTAATGGTTTAGATGAATTTTCTGATTCTATTCGTCAACTTCCAAATGGAGAAGGCAAGGATGCTAAAATTAGACAGATTCGAACTATTGTTGCACAACTTGAAAGAGAGAAAGCATACAATAACATCGATGTGGATGATGCAGATTTTTGGTCAAAGGTTATAATGTTTCGACCAGACAATAAAGATGTATGGGGTAAGATGTCACGTAAATGTGGAAACAGTCCTATCTTTTTAGATCCTGTAGGAAAAATCGAAGACCTTCTTACTATTATTGCTATAGAGAATGGTGGTTTCCCGGGTATTGCTAAAAGTCATGAAGATGCTAGAGTATCTATTAAGGATAAGAAGTGGTATCTTGATAAACAAACAGATACTATTAATACTAGAACTAGTTCTAGTAAAAATAAGAATAAAGCTTTAGGATTACTTGATGAATTATCAGAAGAGCATCCTCGTAAGTTATTCTATATAAGTAAGATTATTGAAACAAATAGTCTTCTTTACACTTTTGGTACTCTTCCTAATCAAATCTATGATAACATGGATCGATATATTTCAGGAAAAGGAACAGAGAAGGAAGTTAAAAAAGCAGCTTTAACATTCTTAGATTATGGAAATAGACCTCTTGGTGAACTTAAAATAAGAAGTGCAATAAAAGATTGTACTTTCCTTAAATTCATCGTTACTAAAGGAGATCAGATGATTTATAAAAACGATGATAATACGTTGTTAGGACGTAATATGTCAGAGGTATATGAATACTTGATTAATCCGGTTAATGAGGATGTGTTATATGCCGTTGTTGAAAGAGCAAAACAACACTGGAATAAATAATAGAAAATGGACAATCTTACAATTGAAGCAAAAATCAACGAGAGAATAAATAAACTCGACAGTAATGATTATGATAATATTCATAAGTGGAAGGTTGTTGAAATTTTTAATAAAGCTATGGTAGATTGGTGTCGTCGACAGTTGCACGGCTCCAATCTATCTCGTACAGGTGATGAACAATCTAAACGTAGGATTGATGACTTACAGGTACTTCTTAAACCGGCTGAATTAAATCCTGTTAAGAAAGAACTACATTATGCTTCTACGATATGGCCAGAAGATTATTTTGAATACAAACGTGTTTCTATAACAGGAAGTACAGAATGTTGTGAAGCAAATAAAGGATGGGTTATAAATCTTGTTGAGGAAGGAAACATCGATATCATTTTAAATGATTTTAATCGTAAACCTAGTTTTAAATGGAGAGCCACGGTTGTTACAATCATGGGGAATGTAATTAAGATTTGGACAAATGATGAATTCGATATTCCTAAAGCTACACTAACCTATTATAAGCAACCTCGTAGAATTGAGATACAAGGAGTTTCCGATCCTTATAATAATGGAATCATTTCACCTGCAGAAGTTCTTTGTGAATTTAAAGATGATATTGTTGAGTTATTTATTGACGAAGCTGTGAAAATTGTATCAGGTGATATGGAGTATATGATGTCAATTCAAATTGCAGATAAATCTGTAGAAGCAAATAATTAAAACTTTAATTGTTTCTTAGGAATAAATTGTTTAATTTATAGTATAACTTTTTTGTAAAATACATTCTTATGACTAATTATTTTAATCACGCCAATAGAAAAGGCTTTATTGGAACATTTGGAACACAGGCTAATAACCCGGGTGTAGCAAATGGTGTGAATAACGGTTTACTTATTGTGGCTGGTGTTCATACAAACGCGTTGAAAAACACAGCTGCTCCTAATGCGTTAGGGAAAGGTGTTTACGGTTTCTTTAACAAGGACACATATCTTTCTGTTGTTGCTGCTTCTGCTGAAGTAACTACAGCTCAACCTCTTATTCTTGCTGCTACAGCTATTCCAAATTCGGATAAGATTGGTCAGTTCCATGGTGGATATATGGAATCAACAAAATCAAAATATATCAATCCTCGATATATCAATGATTTCATTAAATTCCGTGATGCTGTTCCAGAACAAGCTGTTTGTCACATTGGTCAAACAAACTGGCAAACTGCATTTGCTTTAAACAATGCAACATTAACTGCCGGTTTAGCTTATCCAACAGATGGTACTTTTACAGATCTTGCTACAACAGGTGGTACAGGTACAGGACTTACAGTTGATATCGTTGTTATTGCAGGTCTTGTAGTTTCAATTGTTGAAAACCAAGTTGGTTCAGGATATACGGTAGCTGATGTTATTACTGTAGCTGATGATGCTGTAACAGGTGTTCCAACAGCTGCCGCAACAATTCAAGTTCTTACTGTTGGTGTTCAAGAATGTGAATTTGATTTCCTTTGTGGAGAAAATTACACATTATACATTAACCTTTGGGGTTCTCCTGTACTTCGTGTTTTAAATCATGATGCATATAGAATGTTAACAGCATACACAGGATGTTGTCCAACTGGAATAATTTATCCGGAAGCTGTTGATTCAACATTAGTATTCCTTGATTGGGCAAATCAAATTATCACTTCTCCTTACTTGATGGATTTTGTTCGTCCTATTGTGTATACTGAATTAGGACAACCTTTATTTGCTACAGGAGCGGAAGCTGTTGCAGCTGGTTGGTTGGTAACTGATACATTTGCTAATTACGTGTCTACAGGACATATCGATGGAGCAATTGGTGGTATGCGTTTAGTTGGAGCGTATGTTGATACAGTTTTTGGAAACTGTTCATTCCAAGTTTCGGATTACTATAATAAAGAAGTAGTTCAAATGGAAATGTCTCTTGTTGATACACAAGGAGAGCCATGTGTGTTCAAAGGATTATGTATTGCTTGTGAATGTTGTGGATTTGGTGGAGAAGGATTTGGTGAAACTTACTTACGTGAGGTTATCACATCAGAATCTTATCACCAAAACAGATTCTCAACTGATCCTCGTATTCGTGAGATTACTGAAGGAAATGCATTGAGAGATGCTTTAGATAGAACATTGTTCTATACAAAGTATTCAATTATTCACAGTGTTCCAAGATTTGGTAATCCAACAAGTCAGTCAAATTGGGATCAGTATGAATTGTGCATTTATGTTCCTGCAGGTGTAACGGCAACTGCTTTGGAAACATTAATGGCTGCATGGTTGCTTGCTGCAAACAATCCTGTTACATTAAAAACCTATTCACATGTTGCTTGTATACCTACACCTGTAACACCATAATAGATATTTTTTTTAATTCTTGAAAGAGAGAATGGGGATATTCTCTGTTCTCTCTTTTTGTTTAAACTAATTCAAGATGAATCATTTATTAAGTTTATATATACCACAGACAATGAACGAGGAATCCATTACTATTATGGATACTAGTTTATATACAGATTTAATTCCTGTAAGTTGTCCTACATTACAGGTATTAGTTCCTGGCTTTACAACAGCTGCTCTATTTAATCAAGATAGTGTTCCGGCATTAGTTCCTGCTTTCATTCGTAATTTAACAGCATGTAATCTTGGTATTCAAATATTACAATGTGGAAGTGTTTTTAATTCTTTACCTGATGGTATTTATGTAATAAAATATAGTGTTTCCCCAAATGATATAATCTTTGTTGAGTACAATCATTTGCGTATAGTACAAGCAATGAAATTGTATAAGAAACATATATGTGATTTAAAATTAACTACTTGTTCACCACATGGAGACAAGTTGGTTAAGTTTGAAGAACTTAAAGATATCAAAGCTTATCTTGATGCAGCAGTTGATTATGCAGAATGGTGTTTAGATCCAGTTAAAGCAATGGAACTTTACAATTATGCATTAAAACGATTACAAAAACTTAATTGTACAACATGTTAATCTTAGTAAAATGGCAAAGTTACA